ATTCTACCACGTTTTTCTTATTAAAGTAAGTTCCACTCGAATTTCCACTGTGGAACTTACTTTGGGAATTTACGTGCGTAAAGGAATAAGAAAACATTTGAAAAAAGTTCTTGACAATTCTTCGTGGATATGATAAAATATTAAAGTCGTGGAAAGATGGCTGAGCTGGTCTAAGGCGCACGATTGGAAATCGTGTAACGGCTAATACCCGTTCGAGGGTTCGAATCCCTCTCTTTCCGCCACACGACGCTGAGTTTTTCAGCGTCGTTTTTATATACGGGTATGGTGGAATTGGCAGACACGCCAGATTTAGGTTCTGGTGCGAAAGCGTGCAGGTTCAAGTCCTGTTACCCGTACCAACTGCAATATTTGTAAAACGCTCGATATTTGGCTCAACCAAGCCATTTATCGAGCGTTTTTGTTTTCTTGAAATGTGTGTGATTTGGTACATTTTCGGGCAGTTTGACACCATAATAGGGTGTCAAATCGGTGTCAAGTTAGCTTCCTAACTATCTATAAAATCCAACAAAAAATCCCCCGACAGAGCCTAATCGCTCCGCCGGGGGGATTCTGTCATTTTACTTCTTTATGAGGTACTTAATATCGATCGGGCTCTGAATATCAAAAATATCGTTTGTATCCTTGCCAAGCACAGCACGATTGCCGACAACTTCGGTGACTATCCAGGTCTTTTCAAACAACCAGTCCTTAAGCGGATTCGTTTCGCCGTACCATGTAGCTCCCTGCTTTATCTGCACACGGTCGCCCTTGCTGATTTTAGCGGGTGAGGTAACAGTTGATGTTTTCTTGCCGAGCATTCTGTCAACTTCCGCCTGCACAGCCGTGTAATTATAGCCGGCGGCAGTCAATCTCTGCTTGCGTTCTATGCCGTTACCCCACGATCCTCTTATTACTTCTTTAGCTATCTCAGTATTTGATTTCTTTGAAGTAGCGGTCTTTACACCGAGCTGAGCATTGACTTCTTTGGCGATTTTACCGAGTCTGCTGTATATGTACTCACCCGGGCAGGATTTGCCGGAGTTAAACCATCTGTGTACGGTCATGTTCTGCTTGTCAACCTGTCCGATAAGCGATTTATCAGCTTTCCACATTAGCTTTTTTATGCCGTTTCTCTTACATATATCCACGCAGAGCTTAATCAGTGACTTGTACACCTTGTCATTGATAGCATACGGCTCGTAACTGTCACTTGCGCACTCTATCGTGATAGCTCTGTTATCATTGCTTGCACTTGAGGAGCACCAGGAGCGGTCTTTTTCCTCAACGTACATTGCAATTTTGCCATCATATCCGATACCGTAATTTGACGAAGCCTCTTTCGTCTGAAAGAGTTCACCGAGCGGTTCGACCGCACACTGACCTACAACACAATGAATTGTTATAGTGTCTATCTTGTGGTTTCTGGGGCTGTTCCTGTGAGGACTTATCCTCGTGTAACTGATTAACGGACTGTTACTCATATTATTCTTCCTCGCTTTCGCTCTTATTTCTGATCTGCTCCATAAGACCGGTAATTTTCTTCGGCACGGGAAGCCCCAGTGCCGATGCGTTTTCGACAATACTAATACCCTCGTTTGCAATATAGAACAACATCACGGCCGACATTGCGGCAGGTGTTCCGCCGAGTATGTATGTATCGACTATGTGGCCGACCGCAACAAATACCAGTATCAGAAATTTCTTAGCCAGACCTCTGAAACCGACTTCTGATGACAGACGTTTTTCGATTATGGCCACAATCACACCAGTAACGTAATCAAGTGCCATAAACGCTATCAACGCCCAGAACAGCCCACTTACCTCTCCATACATAAAGCCTAAAACCGCTCCGGCAGCACCTGCTATGCTGTCAATAATTATCTGTATCTTGCTCATTTTTTCGTCCTTTCTGCCTATTCGGCTAAAAAATCTTCTATTACTATCATCTCGGCGGGCGTCAGAGCGACATCAGTCGAGAGAATATCAATCTTTTCGGGTATATCAACATCAATGTTGAGCAGTTCCTCAAGCTCCCCATTGCAGACATCTACGTTTTCAGGGCGGATAACGTACTTCTCACCATCCTGATCACCGTATTTCTGCAAGAGCTTCTGCCGCTGTTCATTGTACAGCTTCGTTTCCTCATCTATTCTCCGTGCCAGCTTTGCTACCTCATACGACTGTATGACGGGCAGTTCCTTGCTCATCAGCTTGCTTATAACGGGGATTGCATTTACTACAGTTGATAACTTCATAGCTTCTCCTTACTCTGCGTCCTGAGCAGTATATACGGCGGTCTGAAACTCCGTATAATCCGCTCTGACTGTGGTTTTGCTTTCTTCGTACAGTTCGGCGTTCGATACTGTCATGCTCATCGTTACGGTCTTATCCGCCCTTATGGTAGCGCTGAAATACGCTACGGTCTGTTCGTTGTCCTCTCCGTCAGTGATATAGCTTGTACCGTCAAACTGTGTTGTTTTGTTACTTCTAAGCATAATTAACTCCTTTCGCTTAGTGCTTTTCTTAATCTTTTTATCTCATTCCACATCAGCGGAATAAACTGCTCATATGCAAGTGCATACTGACTGCCATCGCCGTTTATATCGCAGAAACCTGCAAAATCATCTGTCGTAAGCCTGCATTTTTGTAAAGCGGATAAAACATCTTGTGCGATAAAACCGTAGTTTTTAGCGGTTGATGAATCGCCATTGTAGAAAAATGACTTTCCATCAAGATAATCGAATAAATATTCAGATCCGCTCGGCAAGTCGGCTATGTGGTTTTTCACACGAGCATCTGACGATGTAGTGATAGCCTTTGTCGAGGTGATAGCAGTTCCTATCAGTTGCAAGGATTGCGTGCTGTTTCCGATTTTTATAAAATCGGCGCTAGTAACTCCGGTTGTTTGCTGACGCACACACGCATGAGTATCATCGGTGCCCAAGTTAAAATGCAAGGGCATATACAATCTAACTGTAGCGCTGCTATATGATAACGATGCCATTGGTGTAATTGCATTAGTACCGTTCGGACGGCTGAACTCTATTTTGTTACCGTTGCCGCATATTAGTCGTGTTGTACCCGAAATATCAATACTTCCGACGTGAAAGTGATTCGATGTTGTTAGTGCTACAAGTCGTACAATATTACCATCAGTATCTCGGCTATTTGTATACGAACCATTTGCTGTCACCATTCCTCTTTCATTAAACATTACATAGCAATCATGGTTTTTTTGCAGAGCCGCACTCCCTCTGGATTCTGCTATTAAATACAGTTCTCCGAGACTATTACTGATAGCAGTACCACCAAAAAACGGATAGATTGACGTTGTAGTTGCAGTACGGATTCCGTTTTCCAGCAATTCGATATTTATTTGTCCGTCTGATAGTGTTATCAGCCCTGTACTACTTTGTGCATAAAAAGCTCCATTGCTCAAATCCCATTTTGACCCTCTTATAAACTCCGAGTAATTAGTGCTCTTTATTACTCCGCCCACAATCACATCACCTTTGATTTCGGTATCCGCAATAATCTTCAAGGCCTCGCTTGTCAGCTCCATACTGCTTGCCGATGTTCCCGATTTCACAAGCCACGATATTTTGTCGGCTTTCTGCTCTACGACGGAAACCTTCTGCGTTACGCTGTCGTTTGTTGCGTATGTGCTTTCAACAGTTGTTTTAAACCCATCTACCGTTTGCTCAAGACTTGACTGCTTGCTTGATAACGATGTTATTTCGGCTGTGGTATCCTCAGGAGCAGGCGACCAATCCGTAGCCTTAGTGCCTTTTTCGAGTTTGATGTTGCAAGCCTCGATCATGCCGTTTTTATCAAGCGCAAGCGCCACGCATTCGAGTTTTGATATATCGCTGTCATTTATCGTCCACGTCTTCTCGTAGTAAATCCACTTGTCTTTTACAGTATCAGCCCCCACCGTCAGCGACAGAGCGTACAGCTTTTTATCGTCTGCCGAGCGGAATCGTGCCATTACATACCCACTTGCGTCAAGATTAGCATCGCTTCTGACCTTTATCCACGCCGAAAGCGTGTAGCTTGTGCCGACGTTAAAATCCGTCATTGCGTGCTTCTTGCTCGTGCCAAAATATCGTGCATTGCCGGAATAGTCGGTTCTGGATATTGCAAGGCTATTTCCTGATATCCCGCCATCAACCGTTATTATAGTGTTACCGCTCCAGCCGTTTTTGATGTTTCCTGTGCTGTCATACAGCAGATTTCTTCCGCCTATCTGTATACTGTCAACCGCTGACTTTGTGGCATACGTTTCCGACACCGTTGTCCGAAAGCCCGACAGGTCGCTTTCCAGTGCGGAAGTACGAGTGCCAATACTGCCTATGCTCGTGGTAAGTTCAGTGAATTTTGCATTTATCGTCTGAGATGTTCCGTCTATGACGACCTTACTTGTATTAAGATAGGTGCTGTTGTCGGCGTTGATACCGTCAATAACACTCGAAATATCCAGCTTACTGCCGCTGATATGTGCATCATCGGCCACCATATCATTCTTGATAATACCGCTCTTTATCCCGTCCTCGTGAAGCCCGTCATAAGAAGTAAACATTATCTTCCCGCTTGCATCGGTAACGTAAATGCCATAGTCGGATTTACCGTCCTCGCCTATCTGGACACGGACGGTATTGTTTTTATCCTTTATCTGTATTGTGTTTCCGACTATCTGCAATTTTCCACTGCTTGATTTTATCGTAAAATCATCTGTTTCGATGGTTTTTGCTCTGAAATTTGCGGCTGTAAGGTCCTTTATCAGCGCAGTCGCTATTTCCGCATTTTCGGCATTCAGCTTTATAGCGGTAAGTTCGCCGGTACCGGCTTTACCCGACAGCAGAACGTCTATGTTTGCAACATCGGATTTCAGTGATTTAAGCGTTGCCGTATCGGCTACAAGCGTATCTATATCCGCTTTCTTTGCATACAGCTGTTCAACATCTGCTTTCTTAGCTGTCAGATTGTCGATTGTGGCGATCTGTGCATTAAGCTCGGTAATATCAGCCTTTGCGGCATACACGTTTTCGAGGTTTGCAATCTGCGCATTAAGTTCTGTAATATCCGCTTTTTCGAGCAATGCCTGCTTGGCGCTGACTATATCGGCGGTTATGCGTTCTGCCTGCTTCTGTGCAGGTGACTTATAGCTTTCTCCGCTGTCCGCAGACTGCTCTTCGGCAGGTGCTTCTATTGTCATGGAAAGTCCGCCGTTATACGTCATGGAAATATTTGCGGCAGGGATTTTCACAGTTTCTCCGCCGTAGGTTATGCTCACCGTATCCCACGCATCTATCAGCATATTGCCAAGCCTTAACGGAATTTCGCCCGTGCGGTATTTGAAACCGTTTAATGACTTCTGTACTGCATTCAGTTGCGTCTGCGTCATAAACAAACACTCGTATGTTATCGCAGTACCTGTGCCGGCTGTAAAATCCCCACACACTACACGTCCGACTGTAATATCATCGGTAGCAACTGTGGGTGTGTCATAGCAAAAATCTGACAATTGTACCGCCGTAGTGTCAAACCACTTGAAAATTATCTTACCGGTACGGTCACAAACGGCGAATTTGCCGTACAGCCCTGCGATATGACCGATTATTTCACGACAGGTATAGCCTTCGGGTTTGTCTTTTACTGCTACTGCCGTAAGTTCCGAAGTGTCAAAGGACACGCCGCACTTTGTAGCGATCTCCGACAGTATTTTCAGTGTTGTGGACGGATATGTAAGGCTTGAAAAATAGCCTTTTTCCGTCTTTGCCATATTATCCTCAAGCGTTACCGACAACCGTTCTCCGCTTTTCTCAATCTTCTTTACCGCGAAAACTCCTTGCGGAGCGTATTCGCCGTTCACGCCGAAATACAACGTGCAAGTGCTTCCCTTTCTGACTGTCGCAGGAAGTACCGACAGCTCGACTTTGGCATTTGCAATAACAGTTCCGCCCGGTGCTATACTGTCACTGCACGATCCACCGGAATAGCTGACGCTGAACATATCGTTCACCGTTACATTATTACCGAAATCCAGCTTGCAGCAGTAGACAGGCTCAGCACCATTAACGGCTGACAGAAAATCATCCGAAACATTTGTGTACAAGCTATCACCTACCTTTCTATCAGATTTATCGATACGCTCTTGTAATAATATCCGCTACCTGCGTACAGCTTGCCTGTGGCGGAAAGATCTGTACTGTAAGCGGTTATCTCCTTATACTCGCCGTCATAGTCAAATTTCACGGCGAAGTAATCGGGTTTGCTCTCAAACAGATTACGCAGGCTCTTCACCTGCGCTTCTGTGAGAAAAGACCATTTAAGCTCTATCTTGTATTTCCAGCAAAGTATGCTTCCGACGGTTGTTCCTGCGGCATTTCTGCCGGTGTTTGGTTCCCACGTCTTGCATCGTGTGGCATTATAGCCGTCAATATCGGGCGGCGGGAGCAGAACGCCCTTAACCCATATCAGATTTTTAGCCAAGTGCATTTACCCCCGTTCTGTATGTATTCTCCTTGTTCAGACGTACTATCAACCGGTAAAGCGTTTTACCGTCAACCTCACCCTTAGCGATAAGATTAAGACCTTTCAGAAACTCCAGTATCTCACGGAGCAGAAGTACGACTTCCGTCATATCTCCGCCTTCGCCGATTATGTCCTTGAGCTTTGACAGAGGCGCAATTACCTCTGGGTCTGTTCCTGCATTACGGTTATCACCGACCATTGCAAGCGTAGGCGCATACGCAAGACCGCCCTTTGCAAGTTTAGGTATCAGCGGAGGGTTTTCAGGCATTGAGAAATGCCAGTCCTGACCGAACAAATCGCCTATTGCGCCTGCCACACCGCCGATAGCGTCAACTATACCCTTTACTACAGTGTAGATACCCGTCCAGAGCATATTAATACCGTCGATTATCAGATTGATAACGCCCTTAATCACGCCCCAGATTGCGTCCCAGATACCGCCGAAAAAGTCGCATATTCCCTGCCATGCCTTATTCCAGTCACCTGAAAATGCTCCTGTGATGAAGTCAATCAGTCCGCCGAAAGTCTTAATGATACCGCCGATTATATCGCCAATAGCAGTAAATACTGTATCGAAAACGCCCTTAATCGCCGCCAGCACATTTTTGATTGTGGGCCCCAGCGTTTTCACGAACCAATCGACAAACGGTTTGAGAAAATTCCATACCGCTTTTACGCAATCTACAATTTTTGCGACAACGGCAACAACCTTTTCATAAATGGGCTTAATTGCGTTATCCCAGAGGGATTTTATAAGATCACATATCCACTGTATAACGGGCTGAATCCACTCTTTATAGACTGACAGCACTGTATCTCCGACCGATGTTATAAGCGACTGAATCGCTTCCATCATCGGCTCGCCGTACTGTGCCCATAACTTTGCCGATGTTGCCCACAAATCGCTCCATACGCCCTGCAAGGTTGTCAGTATCGGCATAACACCGGTTACAAAAACCTCGTCGAATATTGTCTTGACGGTTTCAAAGAGCGTCGTCATAACCTCTGCAGTCGCCGTCCACTGATCTGTCAGCAACGGTAACACGGTTGTTATCATTGTGTTCAGCGAAGGGAAAATAACGTTATCCCACAGCTGACCGAACACAAGATTAAACGTATCTCCAAGCCCTGAAGCTATCGTACCTATTGACTTAAACGCTGTCTGAAGCGCCGGAGTCAGATTATTTGTAAAATAGTTCTTGAACGGCTCGGCAAGAGTTGCCATATCACTCCAGGTCTTGCTCATATTATTCTTGAAGCCCTCTATAACGGGTGCGAATTTTTTGCCTATCTCTGCAAATATCGGAGCAAAATTTGTATCGAAATACTTTTTTACGTTTGCAAACTGCTTTTTCAGCAGAGCGAAACCCTTTTTAATCTGCTCACGAATCTTATTTCCGATACCCTCGGCTGTCTTATCGCCCTCGCTGTCAAGTGCAGAGAGATCAGAGGAGGAACTGTCGCTCTCGTCCTTTGAAGCAACATTCATCTCATCAAAACTTGCAAGGAAACGGCTGTTTTCCTTAGCCTTTTTTCCGACAGCTTCGACCTTTTTTGCCGCTTCAAGCGACTTTTTATACGTTGTGCCGAACAGCCCCGAAATAAAGCTCGCTATAGCTTTGGTTGCTGTGGCAAGTCCGGATGCCAATGTATTAAGCGCAGGCATGATAGCGTTTACTATAGGCGTAAACGCAACCTGAAGATTGCCCTTTATCTGCTTTACACTGTTGCCAAACTCCTCGTTTGCTCCGATAGCGTCCGACATTACCGACTTTATGCCACGAAACGCCGCATAAAGCCCTGCCATGAGAAACGTAGACTTAAGTGCGGATTTGATACTTTTACCAAGTCCACCTATTGTCTTGCCAAATCCACCGGCAGAAGTTTTTGCTTTGCCGAGCGATTTTTCAGCAGAAGCACCTACTTTTTTGACCGACTTTTCAAGGTTATCAACAGGTTTTTCTGCTCTTTTGAAATGGCTTGCAAAAGAGGAAGCCAGTTTTTTCACAGGAGCAATGACCGAGTTATTTACCGCCGTGCCTACCGTTTTCAGCGTGTTTTTCACCTTTGAAACAGGCTGTATTATCTTGCTTGCCGCCTTATCGGCCGTTTCCAGCACCTGCTCAATCTTTTTACACCCCGAATCCAGTACGGCAGTAGTTTTTTCTACCGCACTCTGCACTTTTTCGTTTGATGCAGCAGCCTCTGTTACCGCTGTTTTAACCTGCAGCATTTTGTCTATCAGCATCGCTATGACAGGTAACGATTGCAGATTTATGTTGTTTGTGCTTTCAGGTATCTTGTTTACCGCTTCGGCAGCCTGCCGTGCGGCTTCAGCCAGCTTTTTGGCTTCTGCATCCGCCTGCATTGCCTTATCTATCTTGGCTTTAGTAGCTTCGGACTGTTGCTGCAGTTTCAGCATACTTGTTTCAACAGCGTTTATTTTTTCTATTACGGCATTGCCCTTTTCGCCTGCCATGTCTTTATCAGACATTGCCGCCATTTCTCTGTTAAGCTGTTTCCACTTCTCCTGTGCAAGCTCTATTTTTTCGTTAGTCAGCTCAAGACTTTTGTTCAGACGGTCGATAGGTTCGGAAGGAATTTCAAAACTGCCGACATCAATTTCGGGGAGCTCCTCTTTTTCTTTGGACTTCTTCTTATCGCTTTTCGGCTGATAGTTGTTCACGAAATCCATAGCTTCTTTGCTATAACCGGGTCCGAACTCATACTTGTTATTTATCGCTTTGCCAAGACTTTCTGCTTCATTTTCCGCTTCCTTTACAGGCTCAACAAGCGCCTTTTCCAGCGTTTCGGAAGCCTTTTCGGCACTTTCGGATATAGAGCTTTCAAGCGTCTTTCCTACCTCTTCGGCGGGCTTTTCAACCTTCTGCACAGCCTTTTCAACGCTCTGCGTCACGGTCTTTTCTACAGCCTTGCCGACTTCCTCAACAGGCTTTACAGCCTTATCGGCGGCTTTTGCCACACTGTCGGTAAGTGCCTTTTCGGTGGCTTCACCGACCTTATCCCACTGCGACTGTATGCTTTTCTGCAAAGCCGAAAGCTGTTTGTCAAGCTCTGCGTCTATTATCAGCGACAGACTGATAGTGCCTACTGCCGCACCGTTTCCGTCAGCCATTTACTCACCTCCCCCGAATGCCTTTTTTATCATCATTTCAAGAGCCGCTATATCGCTCTGTATCTGTTTTGGAGTTTTCTCCGCAAGCTGTTTCTTCGCTCTGAATGCCGCCCACTCCCGCCGTATGCGATTTTCATACGGCGAAAAGTGTTTGAGCATCTCCTTGTTATCCTCGCTTCGTATCCGCACTGTCTGACCGAGCGGAGTATCATTCATAATGCCGGATACAAGGCTCAGCCAGTCAGAATAGTGCAGATCGTCCTGCTCGGACGGCAGTATGTGATACTGTTTTGCTATCGACTGCCGTATCAGCTCACGGTCATACTCGACATCGTACCAGACTTCATTACTCGTGAAATCGCTCGGTATCTTCCTGTCCCGTCATGGCGGATATTACTATCTCGGACAGCTTCTGATATGCCGCCCACGGCATATTCATTTCGCTTATCTCCTTAGCGGCGGCAGGCTCGAACGCCAGCTTGAACATCTCGTCAATCTTTTCAATGTCCTTCTTATCGCCGTTATTGTAAAGCGCCATTACCTTCTTGACCGTCTTTTCACGATCGTCTACCTTGTAGACCTTTTCTCCGATGCGTATTTCGGGAACGCCTGCGAGTAACTTTTCATCAAGTGTGTACATCTTAGCCATTGTATTTATCTCCTTTACTGTGCGTCTGTAAATGTGGGCTTGCCGTCCGACATAATATCAAATGCAAGAGGTGCGACCGCTGTGGAGTCGCCCGACTCCCACTCGGTAACGTTTATAACGCATGGTATTGTCAGCGTTGCGCCGCTGGGGAACGTCCACACTACAGTTGTGTGGCTGTCTGCGCCTGTTTTGAGTGCAAGTCCAGCAACATAATCGTTTCCTGCGTCACCGATGTTTCTCTTGCCAGATACGCTGACGGTCAGCGCCTTACCTGTTACAAGTCTTCTTGTCCAGCCTTCCTGATCAAACGGCTTCCATTCTTCAACATTGCCGTCAATGGAAACCGAAAAGCTCTCCATATCGGCAATAGTTACAAGATTCTCGGCTGTCGCACCTGTTCCGCCTGTCTTGTCAATCTTGAACTGATTTTCATATACGGGATATACTCCTGTTTTGTTTGCCATTGTTAATTACTCCTTTCGTAATAAACCGTCACATCTATAACGTACTCGCAGATACCTCTTTCATCTCTGCCTGCGTTATGCGCCTCACTGCAACTCAAAAAGCCGACCGTGTGTTCCCCGGCAGTGTAGCCGTGTACATCGGTCAGCTTATCAAGTATTTCGTTTGCCGCACTCTCGGCTGTTGTCGGATCATCCGTCCAGTGTATCAGTACGCTGATGTGCTTTTCAAGTGTTTTCGTGCAAGGCTTACCGCCTATGCTGATTTTCTTAGGATAGGTGTTTTTTGACGCATACACGCCGATACACTTATCCTGATTTGCGTCTATACAGCCTGCGTATACATTCTCTATGCCGAGAACATCAGCAAGCATATCGGCTGCTTCAAGTAACGTCATACGCCTGTTTTTCCCTTAAATATTTTTGTGAACGAGTTTTTGACAAAATCCTTTTTGTCACCTGTTATGTACGGCTCAAGCCAGTGATCAGTCCTGCCGTTGCGGAATTTCAACTTTTTGTCGGTCACTTCTTTCTTTATACCGCTCTTTGCCCAAGCACTTTTGGTATTTGGGTCGATCATCAGCTTGCCATAGTAGAGATACCGAGAGTATAAAGCACTGTGGTCAATCGTAGCAATGACAGTATTACCGCTTTTTTCCGAACGAACAAATATACCGTTAATAAGGTCGCCCTGGTCAAGCGGTGCTGTGTTCTGTACTTCGGTCACTACCTGTTCCATCGCCGCTTGCGCACTGTCAAGCACCGCTTTTTCAATCTTTGCTATAGCAGCCTTATCAAGCTTTACGGTTACTTTTATCACTATATCAGCTCCAGTCTTGTGTAATTTACCGTCCCGTCGGGGTTTTTAGCCTTTTCCGAGCCGTATATCTTGTACTCTCTGCCGCCTATCTCCACAGCCCCGTCAACTATCGGGCTGTCCGGGGCAATATCGCCATTAAATAGCGCCTCCCCCGACAGTGTGATAAGCTGTTTTTCTGCGGATAATTTCTGCCGTGCTTTTTCCGAATGGAAGCACTTGCCCTCAAATATAACCGCCCGCTTCTTCGAGCCGTCACGGTTAAGTCCGTCTGTACGATAAACGGTACAAGATGTTGTACAAACCCTTTCGGGTACAAGTTTCGGATATTTCATTATAACCCCCTGTAACAAAGCCCTGTCTGCAACAGCGTGTTATAAACCTGCCGTGTTGTAGTGACACCGCAGTAATTTATAACCTTCGAGCTGTCAAAGGACATTGACACACCGCTGATACTATAGGAGCTGAGCGGACTGTCAAGCAGGTCGGCATTGTCAAAAACAAATGCTGTCTGCTGTGACAGTGCCAGCCTTACCTTGCCCTGCTGAAACGCTGTCAGATTGTCGAATCCTATAGCTGTTATGCGGTTGAAGGTCAGTGTGTCGATGTCGCTCTCCACCCTGTTTTCAAGGGCGTTATACTGCTGTTCTGTTATTGCGCTGTCGGGGCATAAGGTCTGAAATTCCGCAAAAGTGAGGTACATTAAGCCTCACCCTTTTTTGTCTTTGCCGTCCTTACCTGAGCAAGCTCATCACGGAGCTTTGCTATCTCCGCCTGAGCCTTTTCAAATTCGGCATACGGCACGGTAGCCTGCGGAGAATGCTCCACAGCCCCGTTATCGCCGATGATGTCATAGCCCTGTGCAAGATATGACTTCTTCTCGGCTTCCGTAATGGTATACTGCTTGTTTGCCTTTACTGCTACCATAGTTACCTCCTTAGTATGTTACGACTATCGCCTTATTGCTTGCGGGAGCGGAATTGAATGTTATCACGCCCGATGACTTGTCATAGCTGTAATCTGTTGTCGCTGTACCGTCCACAGTTACGCCGATGAGCTTTTCGGGCTTGTCGGTCACTGTGAATGTGGTTGTCGAGCCGTTACCTGTGAATGTCTGCGTCAGAGCAGACACATTCATAATACAGCCGTCAACAAACAGGTGATCTATCGCAAATGTACCGTTGTACTTGCGGTTCTGATAGAGGTAGTTGTCTGCCGTTCTGCTGTCAGAGCCGGGAGCAAACAGATGAATGTATGCGTACTTATCTCTTGACACCTGGCATTCGGGGTCAATGAGAATGTAGTTTATCTGCTTTGCGCCGACACCGGGCTTACAGCCGTCCGTGAAGTCGTACACGGTCTTGAAACGAGCGGAGGGAACTATAACGATATTGCCTATATCGTCAACGGAATGGATACGTCTGTCGATACCGCCGCCGCTCTTGATGTCGAGCGTTCTCTGAATACCCTCTGCGTTCTTGAGTATCGTCTTATAGTCTGCGGTGACATAGAGTATCATTCTGTCGAGAGGCACGCCCTTATCTTCAAGCGTCTTGAGGTTCTCGTCAAAGTCCTTGAGGACATTTTCGATTGTAAGCTTGTCGTGCTTTATCGTTGCACCTACTCTTACAGCCTCTGCATACAGCTTTGAGAATGTATAGCTGTCGTGTTCGGGGATTGCCTGCGTCCTGTCGAAACGGCTCTGGATATTCGCAAGCGATACGACAGTGTCTGTTTCGTCAAAGTCCATAGGATCTACTACGAACTCGATAGAACGGTCGTGGTCGAGCGTCTTTGTTTCGTAGTTGTTCTCGTATGTACCCTGAGAGAAGCCGAGCGAAGCTCTTGTGTGGTCCTTATAGCCGGATACCGACAGAGTGGGTATCTTGATTGTTTTTCCGCCTCTGAGCTGAATATCGGAATTTGAGTGATAGAGAGCGTCAGCCTTTGATTCCTGACCGTAAAGCTCTCTGAGCTGATTGGTATACTGTTCAGCATAGTTGATTGTGTTTGACATTTTTACACCTTACCTTTCTTACTTCTTTTTCTTGATACCGAATGCGTTATCAAGTCTGCTGTTGTCGGGCTTTTCTTCCTTGTCGGAACTGCCTGCTCCGACCTTGAAACCGCCCTGCTTCTTGCCCTCGCCGCCGTCAGCCTTCATATCGGGATATTTCTTGACTACCGCCGACAGTGCCGAGTTGATGTCCTCATTCTTGCCGGACTTGACGTAGCTTTCGGCAATAGCCACAGCATCGTCCATACAGTCGGGCTTTACACCGAGCGACATTGCGGCTATCTGTGTTTTCAGCCTTAAAATCTCCTCGTCCTTTGCATCAGGGACGGCGGACGCAGGCTCAGATTCGGGCTTATCCGCCTTTTCTTCTGGCTTATCGTCCTTCTTGTCCTCTGCCTTGCTCTCATCGGGCTTCTCCGCCGTGCCGTTATCGTCCGTCTGCTTGTTTTCAGCGGGCTTCTCTTCGGGCTTGGGCTCATCCTTCTGCTCCGCTGCGGGAGCGGGCTTCTTCTCCTCTTCGGGAGTTTTCTTTTCGGGTTCCATTGCTTTTCCTCGCTTTCTTGAATTTTTTGTATGAAAAAAGCACCCGTTAAGGTGCTTAGTTCCGATGTTTGATTAGTCTATTGTCTGCCAATCTTCCGACAACATATCTGCTTGACTTGCAAGCCAGCCAAGTTGTACGCCAGAAGTTCCCACAAACGCTAATGCTTTATTGCCCATATCCTTATGGTCTACATTTGTCACAGTACCATTAGGTGATTTATAACTAACATTAGTGGCAAGCTCAACATACTGTCCTTTGCCGTTCCAGCCTTTTCTTGCTATTTTCTTACCTCTCTTTGCTTCTTCAATCGCCTGTCCGAAATTCATATTTATCCGTCCTTTCTGTTTTTGGGTATAAAAAGACCGCTCCAAAAGGGGCGGTATAATTATTAAGTTTGTGTTAAAATTCAGCCGTTTATGAGCGATAATACGCTTTTTAGAAAAGTTCTATCCTTCCCTGTAAACTGAGGGAACTTATCAAGCTCTGACAGCTTGGCTCTCCTTGCCCACCCGTCTTTGTCGATGTACTCAATCACGGGTGGGTCTGTTTTTTCTTCGGATACCTTACCGGTGTGGAATGTATCTTCTTCCACTCTGATTATAATCCGCATTGCTTACTCCTTTCAAAACGGGATATAACAAAACCGCTCACTGCTGTGGGCGGTTAATCGTTATTTTTCTTTTCCTCCTCTTCAAGTTCTAAGTCTTTCAAAAGCTGTCTCATTTTTTTTACTGCTTCTTCATTAGAACCGTCAAGAGAATGTTCTTTTATTTCAGCCATTCTATCACTCCTAATTCAACATACTTGCTAAGAAATTTATTAACGATTGCTCGATATTCAGAATCAGAACCCGTTTTTATATTCTTTCGGATCATTCTGTCTAACTCTTTAATTGTAGTCATTCTATCATATTCCATAAGTTTTGTCAAGACCTCAACTTTTCCGTTGTTTTTAACAATGGAAAGTGATTTTACGTTGCTTCCACCCAAAAATTCGACTATATCGTCAATAGAATAACTATTGTTTCTGGGATGGTTGTGCATGATGAATAAATCTCTTCCGTACAATTCGCCAAAACTTATTTTTTCATCATCTCCAATTATAGGTTCTCGTTCTACCATATCTTTATCAACAATAAACGCAACTTCATTTCCAGCGTTATTGTCACGAGAGTACTCTAATAATTCTTTGTGTTTGCGCTGAACATACTCACAATATTCATCATTATACCCAGATATGTTTATTAACGGCACTTTTTCTATGGATTTCTCTGTAATCGGGGTTATAGGTGTTCCTGAGTTTTTATCTTTTTCTTTTAATACAACACCCTCGCTCATAATCTTCTTAGCTTTTGGGCTATCCTGCGTCACTTCCGGTAACTGCGGTGTTGTGTTCTCGGGCAGTTTACTCATAGGCGCTTCTTCCGTTCTCGGAGCTGTCTGCTTCGGCTCACCCTTACCGCTGTAGATCTTCTCCCTCGAATAATCCCTGCGAAGAACATCGTCATGCTCTTTGATAAATTCTCTGAGCTTGCCTTGCTCCTCTCGGAGCTTACGCTTATACTCCTTGACCTTCTTCTCGTCCTGCGTGCCCTCAACCTTGCGTTTGAGCGCTCTTATCTTGCGCTCCATAGCCCGTTGCTTTTCTTCAAGCTCTCGCTGTTCCCGTATCTTCTCGGCAGGAATCGGCTTTGGTATCTTTGTAAGCCCCTCTATGTACTGCCCCATAGTATGACGGCAGTTAGGGTGGAACAGCCCGCCTCGGATTGCCACAGACAACAGCATAAACCACTTGTCGCAGTAGCTTGACTTGCCGAAGTCGCCGCTTCTCTCGCCGTTCCATATCGTGAATACATCATCAATGTAAACCTTGCCCTGATACGGCTCGCAGGTTTCTGAGCAGCCTCCGTACTGCGATATAAGCACAGTGTCATATCCAAGCTCCGCAAAGCGTTTAGCCGCACCCTGCAATGTTGCCCTTGTGGACGTTGTGCGCAGTGCCATACGCACATAATCGGCAATATTAACTCGCCTGCCATCTGCGTATACAATGCAGTTTATGCCTTTGTCGAGGAAGTCCCTTGTTGCAAGGTCGATTGCTTCATTAAGCGTAATTGAGCCTGTGCCCATCATAAGCTGTACCTTGTTCAGCGTTGTGCGGTAAACATCGTCCATATTACGCACAGCGGCGGTAAGGGCGGTCTTTTCAAGCGTTGTTACGTCTTCCATCAGCTTATCCATCTTCGGCTTGTTAACACCGAAAAAGTGATCATCGGGTATAGCTGTCGGCGCTTCGTGCGGCTGAGGCTGTGCCGGAACATCGGGAACATTGACACCGCTTTCCGAAACATCAATGACCGACTGCTCCGCTGTATGCTCTCCCTCGTGAAACTGATCCGTCATAAGCTGTCGGGTTTCATCGTCAATAACATCTACATATTCGTCCGCTATCTGAGCGTTCTCCTTGCGGAAATTGTCAATGTTATTGAGCTTTTCGGCCTGCCACGCTGACCATTCAAAGCCTTCTTTTTCTTCTTCGGCTTTGTGCCGTGAAAGATTGCGTTTCAGCGAAGCAATGAGCCTTAGCTCTATCTCTTCAAATATCTTTGCAATATCTCTGAAACTAAGCAAGCTCATCACCTACCGCAGATGTTGTGCCGTCGGCAAGCCCCTTTTCCTGCATTATACGCTTGACTTCACCGACCTTCCATTCGTCATCTTTAGAACTGCCCCACAGCTCCTCGACCTGCGTTTCGACCGACATAATGCCGTAGGTACTTGCCTTGCCGACCGTTTCGACACGGCTGTCAAAGTCGGGTGCGCCGTACTCGCCGAAATTAACACTTACCTCATATTCTTCGGGAGCTTTGCCCTGCATATTGTCGTATGTCTTTAATACAGCCGACACAAGCTCAGGCAGAGCCTTTTCAAGCGCTGTCGTTATTGTGTTCCGGGTGTTGCCCGTAACGTCCTTCTTCTCTCGCTGAGCGTCCGCACTTGACATCTTGCCGACATCAATACCGAGTGTTGCAGGCGATACAAGTCCTTGCAGGCACATCAGCAGGCAGTTTGTATACGATGATACAAATGCGTCATACTTGATGTCGGGCTGTACAACCTCAATCTTCGGGGTAACGCCCTCCTGCAACGGCTGACTTATCGTGATGTAATTGTTGCCGAACTGATTGAGCTTTCCGACCGAGCCGTTCTCGGCATTGCGGGGTATCATATTATCGGGTATGTACTGCTTCACACGTCCAATTCTGATTGCGTCCCACCACTGCGAGATAACCTCGTCCAGAGCGTCAAAGCAATCGGATTTACCGCCGTCGAATATACTCTTGCCCCTGCCCGGATATTTCTTAGAAGCGTAAAACTTCAGCGGTACAGCCATTATATAATCCCCTGCAAACTCCACTCGTTGTTCTATGCCGGCAAGGCAAGGAACACTGTCAAGGCTCACCTCGTGACCGCTGTGGTCGTACAATCGGCTTTCAATGTACCCTCTGCCGTAATGCTCCTCAAGCTGATATATCCTGTTGCCGTCTTCGTGGGCACTGCGGAAGATAACTTCTGACAGAACACCCCTCAGATAGCGATATTCGATCTTGTCGGCTCCCACAAATTCAACAATAGGTGTTAAGGACAGCGTATCATCGACCGAAATCTTGAAAGCGCCGTCACCCTCAACGAGCGTATCTACTATTGCCTTTCCGACAAGTGCGGTAAAGTCCGTGTTCTGCGATATATTCTCAAATGCCGCTCTGCCTTTTTCGCCCTCGACCGCTATATCGTCCATATCCGAGTAAACGATATAGGCGAGCGTATCGGCTATAATGGCAGGCAAGCCGCTGTGTATCTTGCGGACTTTCTCGTTATCGGGAACGCTCCCCCAGAAAGAATTTGTGCCGCACCCCAGCTGCTTGAAGAACTGCGACAGCTCATAAGCGTCTCCTCTGTACCACAGCTTCGCCCGAAGAATGTCCGCCATAAGCCCCGTTCTTTCGTTCAGGACAAAGGTCTGCTTCGATGCGGGATTTATATTGAGCCAGTTCAGAAACATCTGTCTGACTTTCTCTCCTATGTCAAATTTCATCTGTTTTCACGCTCCCTATAAGTAATTTGAACGGCAGCCAGGCATACTGGCAGGAGTTTATGCAGTGATCGTTTGAATCGATCGGCTCTGCCTTATCCTCTTTCCAGCTGTATATGTTAAGCTCCGCTATGTAATTTTTGCAATGTTCCAGGATATAAAAATCACCTGCCGCCAGCCACGCTGACTGCAAGTGAATACGATCGATTATTTTTGTTTTTTTAAACGCAGGAATGAAGTTATACAGGCTTCCCGAAAGCCGCTTGAACTTCTGGCATTCAAGTATCGTTGCCTGATCTGCGCTGTCTATGTAGACATCTTTTGCAAAGCCCCACAGCCTACGGTTCTTTTCTAAAAACTCGGTAAAGATCTTCGGAATATCGGACGGCGTAAGCGGTATCTGACGGTCACGGTTGTTGTATACCGCCTCGTCAAGCGTTACGCATTTGCGGTCCGCAGTTATTCCGACAAAAGTAAATGCTATCGTGTCCGGTGAGGACTGCGAGTAGGCTGTATCTAAACCCGCCGAAAAACGCTCAAATTTAAAGCCTTGCGCCGTACCGAGTGAAATTATATTACGAGGTTGCAAATCGAAAACAAGCCCCGTTGCACGCCCTCTCAAGCCCAGTATCTTGTTCTTGTACAGCTTCGTCCCCTTCGGGGCGGCTAGCATCTTTCGCTGTATGTCCTCATCGGTCAGCGAAAGATTATCACGAAAAGTAAAGAACCAGTACCGCCAATCCGGCACAGGTTCTTCCGTAAGCTCTTTCATTATTTCATCCGGCACGTCACAGGCGTATTTTTTGTATGGACGTGAACGGTTGACAAACTCTTTATACACCGGCAAGCCCGGATCATCGGGGTTCAGGGTAGCCATAAGGTAATCATTTCGGGTAGACATCTCACGGACGAACTCGATATCAGCGGTATTGATCTCGTCGATATAAACGCAGCCGAACTGAGCGCCCAGCACCATTTCCCACTTATCCTTGTTGTCATATCCCAGAACGTAGATTATCTTGCCCTCAAACTTGATATGCGGCAGTTTGTAGTCCTTATCACCGTTGCCGAAGTACCGAGCATTGGCGTGCAGGTCAAGAATGCCGTTATCCTGCTGAATGATAGTTTCCTCGGCCTTTCCCGTAGTCTTAGCGGCAATGACGTGAAGCTTTTTCCTGCTTGCCGACACCATACGCATGAACTTTACGCCTGCGCCGACGGTTGTCTTTCCGCTTGCGGTAGTGCCTTCGAGAAAGTCCGCTGTCACATTATGCACGCTGTTGATAAAGTCGATATACTTCTGCGACAGAGGAAAACTACTCGTCAAGCCCCTCACCGCCTATCTGAGCGAAAACGTCTGAAAGCTTTTCAGAGGTCTTGACCTCCGCCTGTATCTTAGCCACATACTCCCCCGTCATCTTATTCAGCGTGTCTATAGCTCTGATACGGTCCGACAGCTCGTTCTGTTTATCCTTAGCTATATCGGAAAGTATCGCCTGACGTTCACGGGCGGTCATTATTCGGGCAGTCTGGGCGGCTTCGGTTAATTCACGGATATAGTCCGCTATGTTAGTATTTTTTAGTAATTTGTCAGCGTTCTGACCTGCGTATTTCTCGCTGTATCCTGCCTGTATCGCACTCTGGGCGGCGTTACCGCACTGAGCGTAGTATTCTGCGAATTTCTTCTGTCTTTCGGTCATTGGCGGTACACCGTCCTTTCTTTTGGGTATAAGAATACCCGACACTGTTGTGCCGGGCTTCAGGAGGAAAACTTATTGTCTTTCTTTTCTTCTTCATTTTACACTATACCACAGAAAAAACGAACAAAACGAACAGCTTTACAGATTTCTCTTGACGAAGCGATCGTGAGCCATCCGTATCGTATCGGCTGTGTTGTCCCCGCCTATATCCATAGCAACGGCATTCCAGCTTTTACAGCAGACGTGCCGCAGATACATAGCCCTGCGTACAAGGCTGTCATCAACCGTCATTATGTACTCGGTAAGCTCACGCTCCTTCGCTTCAAGCGCTACCTTTTTCTCCGCTATTATTTCCTCGATCGACCTCGTGTTTTCCACTCTGTCCTGCACCCTGTTGCTTATTCCGCTGTTGCAGGGTATAGTATCAAACTGTGGAGAACCGACAGGAGATTTATTTCTTATACGCTCAAGCGCCCGTTCCCAGAATTTTATCTCGTCACGGAGTGAACGGATGCTGTGGAGTTCTTGTTTTGTCATTTATTCCTCCTTTTCCTGCACTGCCTCATCGCAAAAATCTTTTGCAGGACAGGATTCGCAATCTTCTGCTATCGGATCTTCACAGTAAAATCCGCATTCTTTTACCAATGCAATTCTGTCTTTCGGATCTGACCAGTCCATTTCTGTTTTTCCCTCAGCGTAATATTTGTCCATTTCAGGCACTCGGCTGACTTCAATATCACAGAAATTTGCGTCCTCACAGCTACTTGTGCATAATGCAAGTGATTTTGCTTTGCCTCGTGTTTCGGCGAAAACGACCGCAGAACCAGATTCGTATTTTTCATTTACAAGCCAAGCTTTCATGTTTCCTCCTTTACCATCTCGTTTACGAGTTTATCCAGCTTCTGCGGTGAGATGCCATAAGAAACAATACGTTCCGTACCAAATTCTATTAGCTCTGTCTTGCGTGCTGTCCGTTTAAAACGCTGAACAAACTCTCTGATTGTTTCTGCATTGCTTCTGTCGGGAATTTTACGCCCACAGAACAAGCAGGTTTCAGTTGCGGGTTTGCGTTTAATCATTTAAATTTCTCCTTTCAAATCCTTCCTCGCCGGTCATCAGCTCGATACACCTCAGTGCAAGCATCAGCTTGACATCGTGATTTCTTGTGCTGTTGATCTCACATCTCAGCTCGTCCGACCTTCGTATATTCTCCTGGTATCCGACCTCTGCCTCGTGATTTTTCCGTGCTTTGTCTGCGTCCTTGCGATAATCACAAAGATATGCGTCCTTACGCTCTTTGCAAAGTCCCTTCGGAAGCTGACCGCTGCGGTAGATACTGCCGAGCTGTGACAGCTTATCGAAGTATTTATACTCAGCAGGCGGAAAGTCGGTATAATCAAGCGTGTTTTCGTATGCCATATGCTCCAGCTTTTCAAATGTTGCCGGATCATTGAAATTTATCTTCTTCATAATATCTTGTTGCGGGTGTTGCGGGTTTGAGCCGTTTCCCAATACCTTTTATATATTTATTTTTTTCATTTTTCGTATGAAAGGTTAGAAAAACCCGAAAACCCGCAACAACCCGAAACACCTCCTTATCCGTCAAGTGAAATTCCGATATAAAACTTAGCGTTTGTGTTGCCCCTGCGACTGCTCGTTTTCGGGAAACGCTTTGCAAGCTCTATGCCAAACTTCGTATTTGACATCTTATACTCGTTATTGTCATCGCACCACTGCGCATATGCCGCATAAAGCACGTTAGCCTGCGCATAGCAGTCCTTGCCCTCTGTGCACCTGTCCTCGACAAAAGCGGAGATAACATCCATCTCTCTGCGGTACTCCTTGACCATAGCGACTACCGCCTTCGGCATATGCAGTCCCTCAGCCTGATACAGTACGCACCCCTCTACTGCCCAGCGGAAGATAGCGGGCAGCTCACGGCACAGCTTATATTTAAGACGTGGGTCTTTCTTTTCTTCGGGTATCTGTACAGTGAACGGTATCATGTGTACTCTGCGCCATATACCTGTGTCTGTGCCTCTGATTATCGGCTTATGATTAGTCGCCATCCACAGCTTGAATTCGGGCTTGAACTCAAACTCATCGCCGTACAGCTTGCGGGCAGTAACTATATCATCGCCTGTAAGCTGTTTCAGCAAACCCTCGTTGATACGCACGCCCTCGTTAGGCTCTACAGACGTAACAAACCTTGCGCCTTTAAGACGTGCTATATCGCTGTTTATGGCACTGCTCTGATTACTGCGTACCATTATTGTTTCCGGCTGGATATTGCTTGCGTAGTCGCCCATAATTGCACGGATAATATCAAGAAACGTTGATTTTCCGTTTCTGCCCGTGCCGAACAGGAAGAATACGCATTGCTCCGCCGTTGAGCCTGTCAGCGAATAGCCGACCGCCTTCTGAACATATCGTATAAGGTCCTTGTCGCCGCCGAATATCTCGTCAAGAAATTTCAGCCACTGCGGACAGTCGGCGTTGCTCGTGTACTCCGCCGACGTGATACGGGTAAAATATGCTTCCGGCTTATGCTCACTCAGCGTACCGCTTTTCAGGTCAAGAACACCGCTCGGAGTATTAAGCACCATCTTGTACTTATCCATCTGTGCCGGCACTATCGGAACGTGATGCTGTGCTTCCTTCAGCATTGCAGATTTCGATTTGTTGCTTCGGCTTGATTTCAGGTGCTTTTCAAAGCTCTTTGCCATATCTCCGCCGTCCTCAGCGTCCATCTGCTCGTATGCCTTAGCCTCTGCCTTCATCGCAAGTACAGCCTTATCGGCTATGCGCTCTATTGTTCCGCTGTTGTCATAGCACCACTTCCTACCGTCATAATACAGCCAGCGCTTGTCTGTATAACTGTAGCGGATTTCCCTGCCGAATAAGTCTATAAGCCGTTCTGCGTTCCCTGTATCGTCAAAAGTGTACAGCTTTACAGGCTCGTCCTGTGCTGTATCGAGCTTTGCGTGTACAACAGAGCTTTCACCTGTGAACCTTGCTGTAAACTGCGGTGATTTCTGTGCCGGTTCGTATACCTTTTCACAGTCGGCTATGGCTTTTTGTATCGTTATTGCACCGTAGGTACTGCCCGACTGCCGTCTGTCCCATTTCTCACGCATAAGCCCCGACTGTCTGTATATACAGTCCATCATATCCGCATCACACCTGCACCAGAACGCAAGCATATTACAAAGTGCCATATCAGCCTCAGACTGTGACACATATCCTGAATAATCGCCCTGCATAAGTGCATTGAAGCGTGGTGCGTTCTTTGCTTTTCCGGCGAGAGTTATAATATCATTTGCGGTTGCCGGAAGTGCCGGCACATAAGCACGGGGTACAGCGGAAGGCTCACGCCCTCCGCCTATGTACTTTTCGTGCAACGCCTTGATAGCCTCTGTGCATTCGTTTATATCCATATATTCGGCGCATGGATTGCCCGTCATAACGAAAAATCTGCCTGTTTCGTACATTTCGACATTGCCTCGTCTGCGCCCCTGCTTCGGCAGGTTTCCTTTGCATATTATGTGAATGCCTTTGCCGGACTGCGACAGCTCGGTATATGACTGGAGAGTTGTTATAAATTCGGTGATAATGTTGTTTTCGCCGGTTTTGAATGCGGCTATCTCGTCACCCACTCCGTCAATATCCACACCGAAATACTCGCAGTTTCCGAACATGAATCCGATGCCTGCGAAACTTGCCGAAGCCGCTACAGCCGTATTGAAATCCGACCATGTGGACGGATCGTTGGAGCGGGCAAGGTCACCCGTATGAGGATTGATCGGAAGTTTTTTTATCTTACCGCCTGCCTCATCGGGTACAGCCTGCCAGCACACCCAGTTTGAGAGCTTTTTAAGCTCATCGGGAATATATTCGTACATTATTTCCACCATCAGAACGGATAGTCACCGTCATCTTCCGTAACTGCTTCCGTTGTTGCGGTTGCCGCAAAGCTCTCGTTTTTCGGCGCTGATACGGTATCGGCGGTCACGGCGGTCTTGAACTTATGCTTGCAGTCGGGGTGCTGTGTCGGTTCAAGATAGCTTACCTTTTCTCTTGTGGTGCCCTTATTATCCGTTTCGTGCTTTACTACAGCTATCACACACTTGCCGACAAGATCGTCGCAGTATTCCGCAAGATCCTTGTATTCCTTGCCGTCAGTGAGCTTTGCGGCCTTGCCTACTGCCATAAGTCTGCCGAACGTATAACCGTTTACCGCAAGGTCTTCCTTTGTAGGCTCTTTAGCCTTCCATATCTGATAAAACAAGCAGGCGTTGCCGTATTTCTGCTCCGGGATATCATTCCTTATCGTCAGTCTGAAGCTCAGCGATTTACTGCCGCTCTTATATGTTTTCTCGTCTACGCTTGTGATTATCGTTTCGTATCTGCCTTCGGGCTTGAGCGCACTCGTAGCCGCTGAATTATCCTGTGAAAATGCCATATTATTTATCCTCCGTTATAAGTCTTATTGCGTCTTCGGCGCTTCTGCATATACCTGCAACAGCACCCGAACGGCGCATCTTTTCAATAAAATTCTTCTGTTCGGGGCGAACACGTCCCGTTTTTGTCTTTACCTCTATGAATATTGCCTTTCCGTCCGACTGCCTTACGCCGAACAGGTCTGAAAATCCGACCGGTACGCCCGTGTCGAAATATCTGCCGTCAAATGTTCTGCCCTTGCCGACGTTAATGCGGAATATCACACAACCGTTCTCGGACAGCGCACGTCTGACAGAATTCTGGATACTGTGTTCTTCTGTCAATAGATAAAACCTCTCTTTCTTGCTTCGTAAAATGCCCAGCCCCTCTGATACCCTTTCTTCTTTGCGTATGCAAGCAGGTCGGAATAGGACGAACAATCATCGGGACTGCTGAAATCCAGCCTGAAGCCCTCGATATGAATAAGCTTGGTGCTTTCGCTTGTTTCTATCTCACGGCTCTTTACCGGGAAAACATATCCGCAGTGAGGGCAGATACAGGGCTGACCGGGCGGCGGCGCTCCGAATGTATAGTAACATTCGGGACACTGTTTCACCTTTTCGGCATTCTCCGCAGCTTCTTTCTTTATGTTGCGCTTGCGTTTTTCAAGCGACCACAGGCGGTCATCATCGGGCATTCCGAAGCGTGCGTAATTGCCGACATGATCAAGAATTATCGCACGCTTGCCCGGACGGTAGCGCATACATCTCATTGACTGCTGAATGTACAGAGTAAGGGATTGAGTGGGACGGAGCAATATCGCACATTCGCAGTCGGGAACGTCAAAGCCCTCCGATATTAAATCAACATTGCAAAGTATCGTTATCCGTCCTGCTCTGAAATCCGAAATAATGCGGTTACGCTCTGCATCGGGAGTTGTGCCGTCAATGTGTACGGCGTTTATACCTGCTTCTCGGAACGCTTCGGCGGTAGCAAGCGAGTGCTTAACACTTGAGCAGTAGCAGACGGCTTTCTTACCGTCTGCAAGCTGTCTGTAGTATCCGATAACATCACCGAATACAGCCTTTTTGATCATTGCCTTTTCAACGTCTGCCGTAACAAACTCGCCCATTTTGATATGAAGCCCTGATAAGTCGGCTACGGACGGTGCATAGTAGTCATACGGTGCAAGACAGTTGTGATCAATAAGCCATTTGGTAGACGGCCCGATTATCAGCTTGTCGTTGACATCACCCAGACCGTCACCGTTCAGGCGGACAGGCGTTGCCGTTACCCCCACACGAAGCACATCGGGGAAAGCGTCATAGATTTTCTTGTACGACAGCGCAAGGCTGTGGTGATTTTCGTCTGTAATGATAAGCGCAGGCTTTGACAGTTTTTTTATCCGCCGTGTTGCCGTCTGCACCATCATCACGTCACAGTAGTTCATATCAACGCCCCAGCGTATGAACGTCCTTATTATCTGCTGAACAAGCTCCTGCCTGTGTACAAGAAACAACACCTTTTTCCCGTTGAATGTAGTCCGCCGTGCTATCTCCGCTACTATCACCGACTTACCGCCGCCGCACCCGAGAACAATGCAGGGAGCGTGATAACCCTCACGCCACGCCTGCCTTGTCTGCTCGACAAGCTCACTCTGATACGGTCTTAGCGGCATTCTGCTTTTCGACCTCCTTCTTTGCACACGCTATGCACAGCTTTCTGCCGAATTTTGCAACCGAGCTTTCAATCATTTCCGCTACCGTATGCTTAGGTGTCGGCATAATGACAGCGCCGCATTCTTCACATCTGTCGGGCTCTGCACCCTCGTTGAGCCATGCGCCGAGCTGAGTACCTAAATCTTCGGTGATAACACCCGACCACTTATCGAGGAATGTTGTGTCTTTTGAAAGACTTGCGATATGCTCACGGTTTATCTGAAATGCTATGTCAAATTCATACTCGGTGTTATCACGCTGCACCGGCGCAAGTCCTATCTTGACGGGAACGGTCTTGCCCCTGTCGTTGATTTCCATAGCATAGCCCATCTTGGTACGCAGTGTAATGATTGTGTGGCAGTTGACCGACAGTATGGTATTGACAAGATTGTTCTGTATCTTTCCTGCCTCGTCCCATGCGGTATAATCGTTCTTTCCCTGACGCTGTGCTATCTGTGATTTGATGTCAAGCACTCCGCCCTCGTTATCCCATGCGTGTGAAAAGCTGTCCACTATTATTACGCCGTCCTCCCCGACCGCCTCAGCCGCCTGTCTGACGTACTCTATGTACTTTTCAGGCGAATACGGCGGTGTAAGCGGGGCATAGAGAAATTCTCCCGTGCCGAGATCGTGACGATCGGCATAGAATCTGCCACGCTCGTGTTCTGTATCTATAAGGGCAACCTTGCCCCAGTTGCCCGTTATGCCCTTTGCGAGATAGAGCGACGAAAGCGTTTTACCGCTTCCCGACGGTCCCATGACCGCAATTCTCGCCTTTGATTTCTTTCTTGTTACGGGTGTAAATATATTGCTCATAGCTACCTCACTTTATCGTTATATACGGCTTTTTCTCAAGATGTACGGCAGGGAGCTTTTCTCCGCTGTCGAGCAGCTTCTTGACCTCTGACTTGCATATGGTCGGTTTGCTGTACTTTATCAGCGATTCGTTGAATGTTTCGGCATAGTCAATAAACTGCCGCTCATCGTCAATAACCACACTGTCACGTCCCTCTGAGAACGTTATTTTTGCTCTCGGCATATCGACCTTTTTCAGCCTCATTGCCTGCATATCCTGTAACAGACGCTTTTTCAGAAACTCTGCCTTTTTGCGCTTTGTCTTTGCTCTTGCCGTCTGTTCCTTAGCTTCAAGCTCGTGGCTGTCTGCCTCACGCTCAAGGGATTTTATGAAGCAGGCGACGTTTTCGGCCTTTTCACTGAACTCACCCTCGATGCCTTCGAGAGTGTCAAACCACGTCGTCAGCATATCGGCCTTGTATGCTTCAAGGTCAGCAATGACCTCACCGTCATCATCTATATACTCACCGTCAGCATTGGTGTCCGGTTCGTAGTCATTTATAGCGTCAAACGCATCGAAAAGTTCGGCAAACCTGCCGGTTATATCATATAATGTACTGCTCATACGATTTCCTCCGTCATTTTCTCAAAAAACTGCTTTGCTTTGCTGACAAACAGATCGTGAT